TCCAGAAATTCGGATGCATCTTCACCAACGCCTTCCGCACGAGCGGAAACGGACTTGGAGAGAGACGAAATCTGCGAACGCAACTCCGCAATCTGGTTTTCGATCGTATCTTCGACAACATTCAGTTTGGTCTGAGCCATTAGAACACCTCTTTTTGTTACCGAAGCCAGAACGTGCCGGAAGAGAAGAAGTTCCCCAATGGCCCGCAAAGTTTCGCTGGCGGGCGTTCGGCCAACAGGTTTTTCGGCTTCTTGGCGAAAAACCCTTGCATTCATTTTTTTAAAGCAATAATCAGGCCGCACCGGAGAGGTGGCCGAGTGGTCGAAGGCGCTCCCCTGCTAAGGGAGTATACGTCAAAAGCGTATCGTGGGTTCGAATCCCATCCTCTCCGCCACAATCGTGTGTTAAGCACTTGATTCTTCTTATTTTTTCCATTCATTCAGCTCGTCGCCCTAATGGGCGTCCTAATCGCTGAACGCTGTGGAGAACCCGCGTTTTCCGCCTTTCCGCACAATGAAAGGGCTCTATCGGGTATTTTTCTGCAAGGCTCAAAAGAGATTCGCGGCGACTCACAAAGCAGTTGAATGCCAGTGAGTGCGGTTCTGCTGCTAGATTATCCACAATGTATTAGCTGAAGTCATACCGGCCGCTTCACACGCGAATAATTCTGTGCCCTACTCGCTTAAGACGAGCGAGAGGAATCGGCATGGACATCAGCGAATTTCAAGACGACGACAATACAGCGGCCATTGCGAAGGAATGGGGCGTTGAAGCGGAGTTACTCGAAGATCTTGAGGGGCGGTGGGAAAGACATGATACAACGACCAGCGATGGCATGGTGGTTGCCTACTACGTAGAGTTCGACCGCGATGTTGAACGGGAGCTGCTTGATGCGTTGGGCGTCCCGCCGGGACAATGGTTTCGAGAGCTGTCGCTGAATTACAACTATCAGCCAGAAGCTGAGGACCCGAACGAGCACTACCGGTATCTCGCAAGCGAATATAAGAGGCTCGGCGGGCGGTTCGGCGCTATTCAGGTAGGCAACCACTACCTTCTTAACCCTTGGTATCCGGACGAGCCCAAAGCGGAGCAGTTCTGGCGCAACGCGATCGGGGAAATCCCTGTATCTGATAGAACAATGTTTCTCAGAGCCTTGGCGCACTACGGAGTTTGATCATGGACTATGATTATGAGCAGGCCGCCTATCATGAGTTTCTCGGGCAGTTAGTCGAAGGCGGTGACATTAACGATCCTGTCGCAGAGGGTGTCACCAAAAAAGTGATAGCGGACGGAGAGAAAAGTCTTTCTGACAAGCAGCGTTATGTCTTCAACACGAAGGTGAAGAGCGCATTTCTTCGGCCCAAGTGCTCGCTGTGTGAACAGCCGGTCGAATGGGATATCGCTTACGAGGAAATGGGAAGCTCCAAACCTCGCTGCTCCAGTTGCAATTATCGCTACGAAAAAATGCTGAGTGAATAAGAGCCTGTGCCTTATCGAGGAGGAGTGATTATGGCAAAGACACCGAAAAACAGTGGCAAGCAGTGGACTGATAAAGACGTTTCGCAGCTCAAAGAACTGGCTAAAGGAAATACGCCAACTCGGGTGATTGGGCTTAAGCTAGAGCGCTCTGAGGCGTCCATTCAATCGAAGGCAAGCGCTGAGGGTATTTCTCTGAAGCCGGTTAATCAAAGCCCTTATAACAGAACTAAAAAGTAACGCTCTACACGTCAGGAACATGGAGGCTTGGCGTGGTGACCGTCTTTCATCGCTGCCGTCCGATAAAGGTTAGTCAAATGGCATCTCTCCTGCTGGAAGTTCCTGAAGAAAGCGCATGTGAAGCGTGTGGGACGAGCGTACCTATGACGGAGCACCTTTGCGGAAGCTGTGGCGCTAACGCGTTCCGTGTTCCTTTTGACCAATTCTTTGCGCTTCTCGAGCGTTTAGAAATTATGGATGCGCGCTTTGGGGGATTGGTCATAGGTCGAAACGATGCTGCAGACGACATTCCAATGTTCCGCTCACAAGGGAACTACATCTTTGCTGTGGCTGGGCTAATGCAGGGAGGAGAGTATATTTTAAGCCAGGCTGCCACACTGAAGCACTTTGATGAGCTTGTAGAGATCAACAGCGAGTTTGAATCGATAAAAAGCCTCGAGTCAATTCCGGCAGCCCGATCGGTGATAGACACGAGATTTATGCCCAAGCTTGGTGGGCTATGGCTGAGCAAACATCAGTTTGTTATCAACCGATTTGCAACTCGGAAATACATCACGCGACTGGACGAGATGAACAGCGCTGCAAACCGTGCACACGCTGCTGAACTTGAGCTAGCTCAAGAACGCTAAGCCGCCCTGCGAAACCACCCATCAAAAACCGCCACGGTGAGCGGCTGCGGGAACGCTATGACAGCTGCGGCCTTTTTCCTCACCTTCAAGGCACGTTTCTTGCAGTCTACGGAGCAATACATCGCCTTGCTGATTTTGGCCACGAATGACATTCCGCAACAGACGCACTGCTTTTCAATCCGAGCGGTCTGGAAGCGGTGGGCGGCTCCGCATCTCATTGAACAGTGTTGGTTGGTGGGTTTATGCGGCTTGAATTCTGTTCCGCAGTGGAGACATGGCTTAACGAGAAGCGTGGTCATGGATATGTTCCGACACCGGCGAGTGCAAAACATCTGATCGGAACCCTCCCTTATAGGTTGGTAGGACGCTTGGCACTGTATGCACTCCCGTGGCTTCGTCTTCGCCTGGTAGAGTATGCGATAAGCTGCTCGGCCCACACTGTCTTTAAAGGGCTGCGTCCCATAGCTGCGATACTTCAGCGCCGCAGTAGCGCATGCGACTCCGCAAAACCGCTCTCGCCTGTCGATCTGGAACTGCGCAAGGGGCCCTTTGCAAAAGTTGCACGCTTCGATCGGAGCCGTATATTCCGGCTGTCCTTCCGCCCATGACGGCCGCGCGCCCTTCGCCAGTTTCTGAAAAGCCGCCGTGATCAGCGCAGCAGACTCAACGTCAGATGCAGTCCAATCATGGCCTGCAATGCACAGAGCTGATCGCAGGCCGGCACGTGTCGAGCCCTCGTTCTCCCACGCGCTGAAGCGAAAGTCATCGAGAATCTCCATGACCTGCAGAATGACGTGCTTTCGGCGCTCGCCTTTGACTATCTGTCGAGGCTTGTGCTTGTCTCGAAGACGGGAGTTTCTGGCATCGACATATTGCGACAAATAGACCATTTGCATCACCCGAACATGGCGTCAAGAAGCCCCGCCGTCACTGGCGAGGAGGAGACTGGTGGTAGGGTCTTCACGCCTTCCGGCGCTTCGCTCTTCGGCCGGGAGTGGCACTCCAGATATGTGCGATCTAATGCCCGCAGAATTGCGACATGGCGAGGTTCGATCGGCCACCGCATCAGCTGCGCGTAGGCGAGAATCTCGGAAAGGCTGATCGGATTGGGACCGGACGCGTGGTAGGTCCGTGACTGGTGCAGATCAATGAACCAGCGGAAGAGCAGATCGCCGCCGGCAGGAATGCGCGGCACGGTCGGTGCCTGCGCTTCCAATTGTCGTTTTAGCTCACCGCACAGCAGTTCACGCAGGTTGCTCATCTCGGGCTACCGTTCATGTAAAGCTCGTTCTTTTGAGCGTTGTTTCGCTGCACCAACTTTATGCTCTGACTTTGCGCCTGCTGAAGGATCTGGCCAATGAGCTCCGGCGAGAGCCTGATCATGATCTCGCTCGCGCCTCCGGGCGTGGACTGACTGCCGGCGCCACTGTCGTTGACGGACACACCAAGACGACCGCTCGAGTCACGCTTAAGAGGCATGACGGCTTCCGGCCCCGCTTCCCCCATGAGGCCGGCACCCTTGGCGAAGGCGAATGTCGTTGGCTGGTTTACGATCTGGTTCGAGAAACCGTTGATGCCAGTGGCGAACGTACCGCCCTTGGCAAAGGGTCGTGTCGCTGGAGCTGGACCAGTTTTCGGCACGGCAGCAAAGCCTCCGTTGCCGCCGCCAAAAAGCCCGCTGAAGATTGAGGAAAGCAACCCGCCGCCACTACCACCGGCCGCGCCGTTCACCTTGAAGAGGGCGTCCAATACGTCGTCAATCAAGGTATCGGCGATGCGTTTCAGGCTGTTGACGGCGACGTCACTCATGGCTTCCCAGAACGATTTCCCGCTTTCGATTGCGCCGAACAGATCATCGAGTCCCGCTTTCGTGAGATCACGATAGTAGAGCGTTTGCTCGTCGGCTTTTCGCCGCGCTTCCTGTCCCTGGTAAATGGCCTCATTTAGCGAAATGATCTTGTTCCGCTCTTCATCCGTGGCGGCTGCGCCTGCCTTCCTGGAGGCCGCAGAGGCGCGTTTGGCTGCATCCGATAGGTTGACGACGCGGAGCTCCTCTTCAAGCTCGGCAATGAGCTCCTGAACGGCTTTCTGCTCACGCTCCGCCTGCGTGACCGACGCGGATCTCGACTTCTTGGCAGGCGTTTCGGGCGGCGCCTTGTAAGCCGGTGGCGTCCATCCACCTGAGGATTTCGGAACGAAGTTCATCACCTCCGGCCGGTTCTCCAACTCGCGGATCAGGGCGTTTTCCTGTTCATCGAGTTGGCGCATCTTGATTTCGTGCGTGCCTCTCGCCTTGGTGCGCTGGCGGTCATTCAGGCGGCTGTCTGCGGAGTCGATATCTGCGATCGCCTTGGCCACTTCCTGCTTCTGCCGCATCACGTCATTGATGTTTCCTTGGATTGTGGAGGAGCGTCTTTTGTCTACGGCACGCAGCGACTCCAAAAAATCCACCATGGAGTCAACGACGCTGACGATGGCTGATTTGAGGGTGTTGCCCACGGTGCTGGAGATTGCATTAAATTGGCGGTCAATCTCTTGCGCCTTCACGATGACGTCGTCGGACAGGACATGACCGAAATCGTTAGCCGCCTTGATCTGCGCGCGGATACCGGCTTCGCCCTGCTGGAGAAGCGACACCATGCGCTCGCCGCCGGTACCGCCGAAAAGCTCATCGAAGATGCGGATACCGGCGGCGGTGTCCTTCAGCATCCGGGTCCGCTCGATGAGGAGCAACATCAGTTCGGTCGGATCTTTGAGCTTTACCTTGACCTCTTCAGGGGTAAGCCCGAGCCGCTGGAACGCTTCGGCCGCACTGCCCTTGCCAGTGACGGCAAACTCATCGGCGCGCAGCTGCAATTCCTTGAGGCCATCGGTGATGGCATCCACCGGAATTCGCGCCTGCTCGGCCACATATTTCCATTCTTGAAATGCCTTCGAAGACAGGCCGGCCATTCGCGCCTGATCGCCCAGTTCGGCGACGGATTCAGTGACCTGCTTCACGGAACTTAGAACACCAGCAATGCCGGCGCCGATGACGGTGCCGATCAAACCGCCGGCGAAGGCTTTCCCGACGCCGCCGATCGACGTGCCGACTGTCGCCATGGCCTGATTGATCCGACTGGACGACCGCTTGGCGTGCTCCTCCATTTCCGACGTCGCGCGCTTCGAAGACTGCGACATTCTTCGGAATTCGCGCTCAGTCGTGCCGGAGGCTTTGGCCATGTTTCGCTCGAGGTCTTTGATCCGTGCTTCGAGCAAGATGACGAGGCGTTCTTCGTCTTCCACAGTAGTCTCCCTCAGGCGTAGGCCCAGTTTTCGAGATCATCCATATCGGCCGTCTCGTAAGATGAAATTCCGCTCTCACCGGCAGCGCAGCGCGCGACGGCCATGGCGGTGGCCACGGCGCCGTCGATGCGATCTTTGCTTTTACCTTTGTGGAAAGACCGGTTCCCCGCGGTGTCGGTGCGGACCGCAATGTTATCGAAGTGCCAACGCAGGATCGGATTGCTACCGTGCTGGAATTGCCGGGCGAGTATGGAGCGCTCCAATTCGTTGATCGCCGGGGACATCGACACCCAGCCCTGCCGGAACTCGACCACGGGCAAACCCTTGTCCTGAAGGTTGTTCAGTGAGTTGCGGGCGAGATGCGGGTCAAAGGCGATTTCGCGGACGTTGAACCGTGCGCAGATTTCCTCGATCTCGGCTTCGACGGCGTGGAAATCCACCACGTTGCCATCTGTGAGAGTGATAAAGCCTTGCTCTTCCCAGGCGCTATAGTTCACGCCGTCCTGGCCTGCCTTCCGAAGAATATTGTCTTTCGGGAGGAAGAACCACGGATGGACCGCATAACCGTTGTCACGGTCTCCCCAGGCGGCGACGACGGCGGTTAGGTCGCTGGTGCTGGAAAGGTCCACGCCAAGGTAGCATGGAATCTGCTCGGCCTCGAAACGGTCAAGGTCAACTTCGCCGCGGCCTTCGTCATAGATCGGCATGGAGACGAACGGCGATGCAGAATAATCCAGCCATGTGTTGAGGTGAAACTGACGAAAGGCATCGCGCTCGGACGGGCGTTCTCGCCCTTCGCGGGCATAATCACGCAGGCCGTCAATATCGGGGTAGCCGAATTCAAGGCCGGGGTTCATAAAATGCCACAGCCGTTCATCTTCCCAGCTTTCGAATTCCTCGACGTCATCACCTTCCCACTTGGATTTTTCAGCTGGATCGGTTTCGAACAGGATCGGCAAGAAGCTCGGGTCTTCGACTTCGCCGGACTGGACCTTGCGCGCATACCCGCCGCAGCGGCTTGCAGGATAGTCGGCGCACCCTCCAGGATCGAGTTGAATTCCTCAGCGCGAACTACGCCGGCGCCTAGGGCCTGCGAAAGCTGCAACAGGGCGCCGGATGCTTCCTGGCTGGACTGACCAGACGCGCGCAGCGCAAGGGCAACGTTGCTGGACAGGCTGATGATCTCGTCGGACGAGACGCCAAGCTCTTTTTGCACTAGCGATACGCGGCCGTACAGTTGCACCAACGTTTCGAGCGGTGCGGCGTTCTTCTGTGCCGCCGTGAAAAGCTTCTGATACACGCCTTCAAGTTCTTCGCCGGCAAGGCCAGCCACCTTGAGGGAGTTAGTTATGCGCGTTCCGCTATCCGACAGTTGACGAAAGCCTTGGGCACCACCGATAAGGGCGAATGCCTTTGCTGCGTTGGTCGCAATGCCAGAATAGCTTGAGCTCAACCGCGCCTGCATCCTCTGGGCCGAAGTCTCAATCTTCTTGAAGTTGCGGTCTGCATTCCGTGTTGCACCGGCAATCTTCTTCTCAAAGTCCGCAACTCGGGCTTCGAGCATGACGGCTAAACGTTCGTATTCAGTTGCCATTTTTCTTCCTTGTGCCCCGGACTGCCTTGGACATCGCCCGTTTAATTTTCTTCGCGGCTTTCGCCTTTGCCATCCGGAAGCCGACGAAGAAGTAAGGCTGACCGGTCGTGCCTGGGTTGGTTGTTCCAGCAAACTGCCCGCCATTGAGGTGGGCTCGGGTGCCAAACTCGACGAGGTGAGCGTGCCTTACTTTGGAATTGCCTGCGGTGATCATGGCCGCGTTCTCAGGCACAGCTGTCGCGCCTCCCGGCTGGCTGTGTGGCGGTGTGTTCTGTCCGCCGGGTGTCACAACAATACTTTCCCGCAAATCGCCATCATCGACCGGTGCAAGCCGCTTCATCACATCAGCGACGTCTTGCGCGGCTGATGTGATGGCTGGTTGCGTCTGTTCGCGCACGGCTTTTGGGATCTTCTCAAGCCTGCGCTTGATCCTGTCCCAGCCTTGAAGTGTTCTAGCCATCTGTTGGTTCGTCGCCGTCCGCGTCAGGCGTGCCCTTGCCGTGGAAAAACGCGTCCACGATCTTCACAACCAAGCCGAAGTTCTCGGCTGCTGGCCTTTCCTCGACATATGTGCGCACCATGCGCAATGCGTCCGTGGGGGCCATTCCGCCGCCAATGAGACCCAGCCGCACCAATTCGCGGGTATCGTGAAGGGCAGCAACGCCGGTCCGCATGATGTTGATCAGGGTGGCGTAAAGGCTACGATCAGTGGTCTTTTCCCACTCGGCGGCAAGGGGCCATGTGAGACCGAATGTGTAGGCATGCCAGTTCGTTCTCCAGCGCGTTTCGCGAAACTCCGGCCCCCTGCGATAAACCGCAGGATAGTGGAGAGAGCTAATGCGCCGACGCGATTCTGCCCCTCGTTTCTTGCAGGCAGTTATAAAGCACTCTGTACCCAAGTGACACAAACTCGTATCCCGCGCCGTTTTCGCGACTCGTCCCGTAACGCTTGCGGACGCAATCGGCCAAACAATTGAGGTGCCGGAGCCTGCGAGCCGAATCGTTGATCGGGGAATCGGCGGCGAACCGCTCGGGTTTCACTGTTGTTTCTCTGTGCGCACCGGGGTGACATACTAAGGGTGGGGCGGGAGTGGGGCAAAAGTTTCCGTCGCCGTTCCCCTGCGGGGCAAGGGATCTCTGAAAAGGCCTATAGTTTAGAAAGACCTTGTTAACCGCGCTAACTAACGGATTTTCAAGTCATTTCTTAACGCATGGTAAAGCCACCTATGGGCCGTGTGCCCACTGTGTGCTGTTTCCGCAACAAACCGAAATGAAGCATGTACGTAAATGCGCTTTATCGGATGTTGGCGATTGCAAGCGGCGAAACCTTTTGTATTTTCACGACCAGAA